ACCGGAGAGGTTACGAACCCGCCGGTACAGTATGTGATCGTGGCGAAAGCGGACCGTCTCGCAAGGGACATCAATCTGTACTATGCGTTCAAGTCCAATCTGAAGCAGCTGGACCTGGAACTGATCAGCGTGAAAGAGGACTGGTCGGCGCAGGACAAACTGACCGCAATGATTCTGGAAAACTTCATGGCCGTTGTTGCTGAGATTGAGAAGGAAAACATTCGGATTCGGATGTCTGGCGGCCGGAAGCAGAAAGCAAAACGTGGCGGTTACGCTGGTGGACGCGCTCCGATGGGGTACAAGGTCGTTGACGGTTCGCTTGTGATCAATCCTGATGAGGTCCCCGTCGTGAAGAGGCTGTTCGAACTGAAACATTCCGGTATGACCATGCTTGGTACGATGCGGGTCCTGAACGAAGAGGGTTATCGCACCCGGAACGGCAAGGAATTTGTTATTTCGACCGTTCAGAGCATCTGGAATAATGAGCGGACGTATCGCGGTGAATACAGATACGGTAAGGACGGAGAATGGGTCCGTGGTCAGCACGAGCCGATCCTGAGCGAGGAGGATTGAACATGAGCAAATCGATGTATCTTGAAGAGATGGATGGCGTCCGTTCCGTAATTGTTACGGACGGACTGGGCCACTGGTGGATTGTTTTATTTGAGCCTGGGGACGAATTTTATGGAGTTGACGTGTATCAGGGCCGTCTCGTTGAGGTCTGTAATCGGATCAGAGTGGCCGTGAACGTGTCGGATGCGATTGACCGGATCATGTCTGATGAGGATTATTTCAATCCGGCATGGGATCGGTTCATGTCCCTTTCGGAGGCAGAACAGCACGAAATGACTGTGACTGGAGATGTTGTTCCGTGCGAGTTTGTTGAGGTCACAGCCGATTGACCGCCTCCTATATTATGTAAACCAGAATCGATGCAATACGTTGGTATGTAGACCTAACTTGGTATGGGGTCGTGATGGGAGCAATCCTGTTGCGGCCCTTTTTGCGTGGGTGCTAAAACATTTAGAAATCTAACTATTTAGGGGTGATGCAACAAATGACACGAAACGAGCAGATTTTAGGGGCGATTTTTCACAGGATCGACACTACTTCTCACACTGACGTGTCGGTTTATCGCGACGCATTCTCTTGCATCCGCAACATCTCAGATGAACTTCACCACGAAAGGGTTGATTTGTCACGGGAGCTGCGGAGTAAGATTTCATCGCATTTTTCCGAGGCTGATACCTATACAAAAAAGGAGCTATACGAACTGAGTCGCCGGATTCTGTGCTGGGAGGCTCCGAATAGCTTTGACTCATTCATGCTTTATAACGAGATTGACCGACCCGCGAAGGAGCAGTTTTGGCTTCCGAGACGGTCTAAACTGATGCCGGTATGTCAGGCACTACAGGATCTGGAAGACGGGAATCTGGACGAGCTGTTTCTGAGCTGTCCTCCGCGTGTTGGAAAAACCACGATCATCCTTTTTTTTCTCGCTTGGGTGATGGGGCGCAATTCGGAACGGTCGAACCTTTATAGCAGCTATACGGATTCGGTCGTGAACGTGTTGTACAACGGTATTCTGGAGATGATGCAGGATCCGGTCACATACAGATACTTTGAGATCTTTGCCGGCCACAGTCTGGCATCAACCAATGCGAAGGATCTTCTGATCAACTTGGACAGACGGAAACGGTACGCATCGTTTACTGGCCGGAGTCTCTACGGAACGCTGAACGGTGCTTGCGACTGTAACGGTTACCTTGTCGCGGATGACCTCATCAGCGGCATCGAAGAGGCTCTGAATAAGGACCGTCTCGCTGCGGCTTGGGCGAAAGTGGACAACAACCTTCTGCCCAGAGCGAAAGAATCAGCCAAGATACTGTGGATCGGAACGCGTTGGTCCCTACTCGACCCGACAGGGGTCAGGATGGATCTGCTTCAGAACGACCCGAAATACGCCGACCGGAGATGGAAGGTGCTGAACACTCCCGCCCTGGATGACAATGACGAAAGCAACTTTGACTATTCCTATGGCGTCGGATTCAGCACGGATTATTACCAGCAGAGACGCGCCAGTTTTGAGCGTAACAGCGACATGGCATCATGGCTTGCTCAGTATCAGGGCGTTCCGGTCGAACGTGACGGAGCCGTATTCGAGCCGGGACAGCTGAGATACTATAACGGCGTACTGCCTGAAGAGGAGCCTGACCGGATCTTTATGGCAATCGACCCGGCTTGGGGCGGTGGAGACTTTGTGGCGGCTCCGGTCTGCTACCAGTACGGAGAGGACATATATGTTGCGGATCTGGTTTACTCAGATTCGGACAAATCTATCACGCAGCCGCTGATTGTTTCCGCTGTGAAGAGGAACAACGTGGCCGCGATTAAGGTGGAGGGGACGAAGATGACCGCCAGCTACGGAGAGGACATAGACAAAATGCTCCGAGCCGATGGAATCCGTGTTAATATGCGTATCAATACGTCCCACTTCACCGGAACCGGCAAGCGAACCAGAATATTCGATAAGGCTCCGGAGATCCGCGAACGGATGATATTCCTTGCGGATGGTCACAGGTCAAAGGAATACAGTCAGTTTATGCAGAGTCTGTTCAGCTTCACTGTGACGGGGAAGGCCGCAAAGCACGACGACGCTGCCGATTCCCTCGCGATGGCGATTGAATTCGCCTCGACGGGGCAGACAAGGGTTGAAATTATCAAGCGTTTCTGGTAGAATAGAAGGTTACGCACTTGACATAACACCGTTTTTGTGATAGGATGAGATGTGTAGAACTATAAAAATCTGCATTTATCCTATTTGGCAGGTGTTTAAATGCTCGATATTCGACATTTTGTGGATGTTTTGAATATGATCAACCAGATATTGCGTGATAACGACATCGCAGAGGTGAAGCGGGAGCGATCCGGAATCGCCGTGGTTCGGATTAAACGCAAGCTGGAGTATCCACCGAAGCGGAACTAATTCGTTAACATAATATTTTAGGTGCGGTCAATTGGTATGGACCGTATAACGACCGATGGTATGGGTCACGATTGGGAGAAGTATCCCTTTCGTGGCCCAATTTTTGTTTTTAGGGGTGAGATTGTGGCAGACGGTTATAATGTGGCTCCGGTGATCCGGAACGATATGTTCGGACGCTTGGACATTTATGCATCGTTCGATGAGATTACATCGGAAAACATCGTGGAGGAACTCAACTCCGCACTGGTCTACCACGTTCAGAATATGCTCCAGGAGGAGTTCCTGTACTGGTATCGGCGCGGAGTTCAGCCGATTCTGAACCGAAAGAAGGACGTTCGTGAGGACATTCTAAATAAGGTGCAGGAAAATCATGCCGCTGAGATTGTCGACTTCAAGAATGGTTACTTCCTGACTCAGCCGGCATCGTATCTGAGCAGAAAGAAAGGCGTCCAAGGCAAGGTTAAGAAGCTCAACGAGTATTTATACCTCTCCGGCAAACAAGACGCAGACAACGCAATTACGGACTGGTTCCACACGGTCGGAAAGGGCGTGTGCTATGTGGAACCGACCGAGGACGATTCCGTTCCGTTCCGCGCTTATGCGCTCGATCCTCGTTCTGCTTTTGTGGTGTATTCTCTCCGGCCCGGTAATAAGCCGGTCATGGGCGTGAACCTTGTCACCAACGACGGGGTCGCACAGTTTGACGTGTTCACAGAGCAGTCCGTGTTCCATCTGAGCGGTGCGGTTAAGGGCAAGATGATCTCCACTGAAAAGAATCATGACTTTATTGTGACCGCCACAGAGCTGGTCAGCGTGGAGCCTAACGTCCTTGGAAAGATTCCGATCATTGAGTACCGCTACAATTCCATCAACATGGGCGCATTTGAAGCGGTCATTCCGCTCCTGGACGAGATCAACAACATCACATCCAACGCCTGTGACGGAATCGAGCAGTTCATTCAGTCCCTTGCTATTGCGGTAAACTGCGACTTCGACGAGGGAACGACGCTGTCCGACATCAGAAAGGCCGGATTCATTTCGTTCCGTTCGACCGGAGATAACAAAGCTGATTTCAAGATCCTCGCGGAACAGCTCGACCAGACGCAGACCAAGGTGCTTGTGGACAGGCTTTATGATCAGGTTCTCCGGATTGCGGCCATGCCCAGCCGGTCAAACGGAAGCACTACATACGATACAACCGGGGCAGCTGTCCTGGCTAACTTCGGATGGTATCAGGCAGATGCCGCCGCGAGGAACACAACCGACCTGTTCAAGCAGAGCAACCGCCAGTTCGACGAGATCATCACAGAGATCCTGCGTCGAAAGGGTCTGCTCGACATCGACATGAATACCTTTGAAATCGACTTTGTCCGAAACGAGACGGCAAACGTCCAGTCCAAGGCACAGGCATTCCAGACGCTTATGGCTGCCGGATTCCACCCTGAACTGGCTGCGGCGAAGTCCGGCATCTCAAATGACCCTGTCAAGGATGTTCAGATGTCTGAAAAGTACCTGAAGATGATCTGGGGCGATCCGGATGCCAAGGCCGAAGAGGAAAAACAGGCGATGGCGACCGGAAGCATCTCCGAAGAGAAACAGGCATCCTCCGGCGAGGCTGAAATCATTGAGGATGACGCAGACAACGGCGAAAACGATACTGGCGGTGCTGTGTAATGTACATTCTGCCTGTTGACGAGCTGAACATTTTAACTGCCGGTCTACCGGTATATTTTGAAACGGATGCACAGACTGGGCAGAAGCGCATCAAATCCGAAAAGGATAAGGAAGACATCCTAGACGAGCTGTTCGATTTGTTCCTGATGGCCTACGCAAACGGCACACAATCGGCAAATTTAGACCTTGGCGAATCAATTGAACCGACGTTGGAAATGGTCGAACAGGCTGTGAACAAGAAAGTCGCCGGCATGACCTGGCGGGAACGCGTGGACAAATACTACCGCACCGGAGGCACTGAGTACGATATCGAGCGCATTGCCGAAACCGATATGACGCGGATCTTCAACACAGCCGTCCTCGACGTGGGCAAACAGGCACAAGCGAAAAATAAAACCAAGCCAATTATGAAGGTCTGGAACACGATGCAGGATGACCGCGTCAGGGATACGCACGACTACCTTGAGAGCGTCAGAGTTCCACTCGACGCAGAATTCATCACGTTCGATGGGGACCATGCGTATGCGCCGGGGATGTTCGAAAAGCCAGAAAATGTAATTAACTGTCGATGCTTCATTACGTTGACAAGAGGGTAACGCAAGGCCGGATATACCCCGGCCACCCTCACTTATAGAAGGTGAGGAACTCTTTGTGGAAAGCTACATAGTTTACAAGCACACAAGTCCGAGCGGGAAGGTCTACGTTGGGATCACCAAGCAAACCCCCAACGGGAGATGGAAGAATGGAATTGGGTATAAGAGCAGTCCACACTTCTGGTCAGCAATACAAAAATACGGATGGGAAAACATGAAACACGAAATCATTTTCAGTGGGTTAACCAAAGAAGATGCGTGTGAAAAAGAACAAGAACTAATTGCTCTGCTAAAGGCAACAGACAGACGTTATGGTTATAACGAGAGAGCTGGTGGAGAGATTGGTGCATTTCATTCAGAAGCGGTGAGGAAGAAAATTTCCGAGTCTAAATTAAGGTACTTCAGAGAGCATCCAGAAGCTAAAGAAAACCTGTCAAGAAAACACAGCGGGTATAAGCATACTGACGAAGCAAAAGCGAAAATGAGCGCAGCTGCAAAGGTCAGGCACTATGTGCTAACCGAAGATTGGAAGAAAAAGATAGGGGAATCCAACCGAAAGACGCTAATGGAAAACGAAACGCTTTATAACGATCACGTTAAGCGTTGCAGAGAAAACGGCGCGAGGGCGGCAAAACGAGTTGTGCAGCTTGATTTAGACGGAACGCTTGTTGCCGAATACAGTAGCGCGCACGAAGCGGAAAGGAAGACAGGAATACGCAACGGCAACATATCCAGATGTTGCAACGGGAAACTAAAAACATCCGGTGGTTATAAGTGGCAATACGCCAATTTATATAACGGCAGTAGTGAAACTGCCTTACCAAAAACGCAAACAGC